AAACTATAATTTTGCTGTATTCTTTTTAACCTCTGCTATATCTCTTTGCATCTGTTGAATAGGTTTGACGATTGCCCCTGTATTTTCTGAAATCTGTACCAATTCAAGATAGGATTGCGCTATCAAATCCCGCGTATCATCAGCAATATTTCTTGTTTCCGTATTTATGGAAAGTAGAGCATCTGCTTTTACTGTTAGTAAATTAAGCGATTGAGATTGAATGATATTTTGATTCTTTATCTCTTCTCCTGCAATCTGCAATGCTGTAAACCTACCGTTCAACTCTTCGCCAGTATCTTGACTCATTGCCTGAAAACCTCTTGATGAAGAAGATTGGGAATAGGACTCCTGTGAAATCTTGTCATATCCGGTTGCTGCGGCAAGCTCGTCACGGAGCTTCATGGCTTCGTCCACATAACCCATGTATTCATCCATCAGCTCCTTACGCTCATTATTATCAAGCGTACCATCATCCTTCATGGCTTCACCGAATTTATCATACCATGTCCTCAGTTTGTCACTAAACTGTTCACCGATGGCATTTGACAGCATCGCCTGCATGAAATATTTGGATATGTCATCAGCAAAATCCTCCGCACTCTTCTCCATATCCATCAGACTGCTTATAAAACTGTCATACATGGAATCGAATGACATTCCGATCAGGCCCTCATAAAGACTGTCGGTCAGTTCTTCCAGTTTTCCTGCCTGCTCTATATAATCATCCAGCTTGTCGGTAACACGCTCACCGTAACCTCCCTTACCGGAAGATTCCATGATATCCCATAACCATACGTCCGACCGTAGAGCCTTCATCTGTTCGGGGGTCAGATTCCACAAGGAATCGGTGCCGGAGAAATCCTGCATGCCGGTAGCTTTTCTTGCGTGTTCCAGCATTTCATCCGTCCATTTCAGATAATGCTGCCAGCTGCCGTGGCTCTTATGATATCCGGCTTGCTCCTTTGCTATTTGCAGATAGTTTTTATTGACTTCCTCCTGATACTTTACAGCTTCCCTGTAAGATTCAACCGATTTCATTCCCTTGCTTGCCTTCATCTCGTCAGTCAGATCCTCGATGGCCGTTTGCAAAGTTCCATTCCTGTCCGTCAGCCTGTCTATCGTTTCCTGTACTTCCTTGGCGTTTCCACCTATTCCAAACAAGGAGTTGAAGCCTCCGAATGAGATTGCGTTCAGGATGTTTCCTATGCCGTTCCTCAAAGACTTGCCGATTGTGACAAACAAATCCCCTGACAAGACATCACCGATAATTCCACTGACAGCGTTCAGAACAGCATCAAGCAGACCACCGACAAGATCACTTAATCCGTCTTTGAGTACGTCAATGATGGACAGAATCCATCCGACAATAGGGACCTCCTTAAGAGATTCTGACGTTTTTCCTATGACATCCTTGAATCCGTTCACGGTTTTGATAATTCCGCTATATGCGTTATACAATCCACCGGATGAAATCTGCTGCAAGCCTCCCAACAAATTTTCCATGCTTGCTTTCAGTATGGTGGCAGTATCAGTCACATTACGCTGGGCCTGATTGGCGATATCAGTCTGTGTCTTCACATTGGCGGATGCAATGTCAGCATTCTGCCGTGCTGTTTCAAGAGCGTTTGCTGCGGCTTGTTTCTCACTTTCCGTTCCGCCCTTCTGCGCTTTGGTGTAATCATCCTGTGATTTCTTTAGTCTTTCCAAAGCAGCTGTTTCAATCCCTATGGCACTGATACGATTCTGTTCTGCTATTTGATAGGCTTTTACATCCTCTCCAAGTTTCTTGAAGTTGACTCCACTTGTACCACCCAAAGACTTTTCCATCTGGCTGATGGCGTCAATCAATGATTTCTGGCTTGCCTGATCGGAGTTCTTGAACTTGTCAGTCCGTACATATTTTTTCGCTTCGTCCAAGGCGGGCTTTATCATGTCGGAAAACATGGAACCAAACTCACCGAACACAGTAACCCAATCTATATTGGCTTTTATGGCTTCTGTTTCCTTGTTCTGTATGGCAACATCACGTTGTTTCTCCAGTAACTTTACTTGTGCACTATTAACACCGTTTTCTTCCTGTGCTTTCCTTATTTTTTCCGCATACTCTTGGGCGATAGCCAATTTCTGCTGCTGGAACGTGCCATATTCTTTCAAGTAGTCGTTCAAAGCCTGTTGTTCGGCTTTCAGCTGTCCTTCAGTTACATCGGAAATATCTTTATCTCTCATACTTTCGGCATTGGTATAAGCTTCTGAAATTTTCTGTGCCTGCTTGTCGGTCAGCTTACCGTTACCGGCTTTGCTCCATTCTTCCTCCTGTTTTCTTATCGCATCAATCTGTTTCTGATAATCAAGGTCAATCTGTTTCAACTTCTTTTCCGTGCCTTCTCTCATCAGGTTGATTTCATCCTGTTGGTTCTGACGGTGAAGTGAAAGAAGTTGTTCGGCTGTCTTTTTTTGTTCTTTTTTTTGCTTTTCAGCAGCTTTTTCCTGCTTGGTCAAAGAACTACCAGTAATACCGCCCAAATTTTTATAGGCTTTTTCAGTTGTTTCTACTCGTTTCTTAGCTTCTTCATACAGCTTTGAAGTAAACTTGGATTTATTCTTTTCTATTTCAGAAAGTTTCTTCTTAGCATCATCCCAGTCTTTCTTCGCTTTCTCATAATCCTGCTTGTAAGTAGTAGGGGATTTCTTTTTAGCCAACGCTCCATTAATTGAAGAAATAACACTTTCTAAATCTCCCCCTTTAACCATCATCCCGTTTACAACAAAACCATTGCGTTTGGATGCAGACGATTGAGCAAGTTTCAATTCCGTTTCAAGCTTCTCCTTAGAATAGTTTTTAAGATTGGATTTGTAAGCGGAAATATTATCATCGAACATGTCTTTCTGATACTTTTTTAAAAGTTCAGAGTTTTTCTCCATTTGCTCACGCACCTGTACGTATGACTGATTACCAGAAAACATTTTCCATATTTCTTTATCGGAATCAGACATATTCTTCCGTAAATCAGGATTATCAAATAGCTGCAAATATCTCCGTTGGTTAGTAATCGTTTGTTTTAGAGCATTATAATCATCTCTCCTGCCTTGAACAGAACGCCTTGAATCTTCTTCGTTTATTTTTTGCTTCAACTTTAAGATATCCTCCAACTTTAGCTTTTCAATATCGTATTGTTCGAAAATTTTAGGATATTCTTTACGAAGTTCTTCTAATGATTTTTGCCGAGTAAGAGTAGCCAAACTCTCATCACGAGCAGCCGTCAATAATTCTTCGATTTTCAGCTTGTGTTCCTGTTCTTTTTTAAATGCTGCATCTTTAATGCCGTTATATTCTTTTTGAGCACGGGCGGCAGCAGTTGTACTATCAGACATTGCCCACATTGTAGTAGCAAGCCCACCGATAACGACAGTTAAAGCTACATAAGGATTGGTAAGCATTGCAGCGTTTAAAGCTAACTGCGCTTTTCGTGCCAATAAACGGGCATTGGTAAGTCCAATCTCCACAAGAGTATGTTTACTTTCGGCAGCAGTAACAAGCATCACTGCGGTCCGGTATGTACCATAAGTAACCACTAATCCAGCCAAGATCCTACCTACTGTTTCATAATTCTGAATCAACGAAGTTGTCATTTGAATACCGTCCATGATAACACTTTCCGACTTTGTTCCCAATTCGTTAAACACGGAATCCAAAGCATCCTGCATCATAGACAACTGACCATTGATAGTCTTTGAAGCATTCTCAGACATATTATAGAACTTACCACCTGCGGAAGTTGCATCAATGAATGCCTGTTGAACCATTTCAGCGGAAACAGCACCTTTGGACATTTCATCTTTCAAAGTTGCGATAGATTTTCCGGTCTTTTCGGAGATAATCTGTAACGGGTTGAATCCAGCGTTTATCATTTGATTCAAATCCTGCCCCATAAGTTTACCCGCTGCTGACATCTGTGAAAATGCCAAAGTTAGCGAATTGAACTTACTGGATTCCCCCATAGAAATATCACTAATGGCTTTCAAGTATTTGATAGTGTCTTCTGCTTGTATGTTAAATCCAAGCATCATCTTTTCTGCTCCAACCATATCTGACATAGTAAGTGGAGAAATCTTAGCCAGCTCCTTGATTTGCGGAATCAGTTGTCCTGCCATATCCTTTCCAACCATAGTCTCAATAGCGGTCTGCATAGATTGAAATTCTCCACGAACACGAATCATACTTGACAAGAATTCTTTGATTGAATAACCTCCCAGCAGTTTCTTACCCATATTAGACATGGCTTGTTCCACCTGCTTAGTTACATCTACATTTTTTTCACCATCTTGCCGATACAAAGCATATTCATCGCGGAGCTTCTTTACTGACAAGCGGGCGTTAGCCTGTTCCTGGGTAAGGTTAAATAAAGAACTTTTTTGCTCTTTCAATTTTTCATTTGTAGACCTTATTTTAGCTTCTAAGGAAGAAGTATCACCATCCTGTTTTAATGCTTCACGATACTTGTCTTTTAATCCTGCTAACTCATTTTTCAATTGTTGGATAGTTCCACGTTGAAATGTTATTTTTTCCGACAATCCATTCACGGCCTGGGAAGCATCGAAGATTTTCCTTTTGAATCCCATTTCCATCTCCGCTCCAGCTTTGGCTGCATTAGTCACCAACTCATCCAATCTTTGGTTGGATGCAGCAAGTTGGGCATTCAAAGCCTTGAAAGCAGCAGGAGTCTGCGTGCCATCCATGCTCATTAACTCCTGCTTTAATTTTGCAATTTCATTACGAAGTCTTACAACTTCTTCCCAGTCACTACCTATCTTAAAATATAATTTTGACATATCTATTTCTTTTTCCTACGATTAGCCAATTCCTTACCACTGATTCTATTCACCTTCTGACCACCATATACTGCGCGTAATTTATCCCGTTGCATCATCAGCAGATTCCGATAAGGGATAATCTCAAACACTTCTGTATAACTCAGATGCAGCGTGTCAATCAAATGGGCTATCTGCCCGAAGAACGTTGTGTTTCCTACTGTTTCGGTCTTGCTGCCAGCATCGACACGTTCCTCATCGAGCTGACACACTGAAAAGCCGAAATATCCATCATAGAGAAACAGACTTTCAAGGCATCTTTGACTTCTTCAAAAGTGCCGTTCTCCAATTCTTTGACCAAACTATCATTCCCGCAGATGAAGCATGAAATACCTTTCAGCATATCTTCAGTAGCTTCAGGAAGCTCTTTAATAGCTTCCATGACATTATCTCCAGTCATGCCGATATTGGAAAAATGATGAATGGCACGACAGATAATTTTAATTGTAGGAGGTTTAATGGTATAAACCATCCCTCCTATCTCCACATTCATGAAATCCAGCCCTAACAAAGCATCAGAAACCGTTTTTGCTGCTTGATTCATATTCTTAAACTAAAAGGGGGAATGGTATATATCCATCCCCCGGTTATCACTCTTGTGCTTTTACCAATGTTATCTCTTTTTTAAGAGTGGTATCAACTTCAGAAGGAGTGGTTTTAATATCTCCTGACTGAGTGACGTACCCCACTTTCGACACTTCATAGTGAACGGTAGCCCCAGCATTCACCTGCTTTGACTTGACCGTTACACCGTCCAGCTTTACGGTCGCATCGGAAGGAGTAGGTACAATGGTTACTGTAGTTCATGCCTGCAAAGCTTTAATCTGCCCCTCTTCGTAGTTATACTCAGAAGAAACGCCTTCAATTCCCGGTTCCTGCACCAAGCCTTTTACAGCGATTGCAATTGCCTTATCCGTATTGGCTTCACGGGAAACAATACGGCATTTTGGGAAGATGAACCAGACATCATCATCGGTCAGACAGAACAATGCTTTGTTGATAATAACTTTATCCAAAGCACGCTTCCAACCTACATCTTTAGATGTTGCCTGAATAACATCGCCACCCATGAACGCTTTCTTGGTCTTCCAGTCATATTGTCCGATAGAGAAAGCGGGCGATACTTCTCCCGGCACATCATCGTAACGGTAATTCTTTCCCGTTAATTGGTTCTTGTACCCAGTGACGGAGGCTTCCGTCTCCTCAATCTGCCACGTTTCCCCATGTACATTCAAGACCTCATCTTTGGCAGCGATGGCTGCTTGAATCAAAGTTTTTGCAATTTCGGGGGTAATGTCTGCCGTTACCTTATCAATGTCGGCAAACAAGATTCTTTTTATTCCTACTGCTGAAATCATAGTCTTATAGTTTTACATTTAATACTTCAAATAAAATTCTCACATTCACATAATGACATTTCAAAGCTGTATCCGCTTCCGTGCCAATTGATTCGATAGAATAACGATAGGTTGTACCGTCATAGGTGCTTACTACATCATCAAACCGTTTCATGGCTTCTCTTTCGAGTTCATTCAAACGGATGGTGTTCGCTTCATTTTCGCTTAAATCGGGTACACAAAAACTCACTTCTGCGAAAGATTTCTTCCAATACTTTCCCGGCTGTTGTTTCTTTGTGTGGATAACGATTCTTTCAGAGGTCAATTCACCCGTCAGCGTTTCTCCTGCTGGCACTATGCCTATCCCGAAAGCCTTGCAATCCCGGTAGAGGATGTTTCCTATGTCGGTGGTTACTATCATACTATCAAATATTGGACGTTTTCGTCATATTCGAGAAATACGTGACAAACCAAATCTCCAAGTTGAACCGTTCCGGCAAATCTTTTTCCAGCCAAATCTGCATCTGATACGTGTTGCCCCGTTCCGTACATATAAATATCCACAAAGCACAATTCTTTCTGATATTCATCTACGATAGCCCACAAGCAAACAGTACCTCGTTGTACTTGAACAGACAATATCCTCGCCCCGATAGGCAGACATAGTTTTGAATGGTCTGCAACAATCAATTCATACTTGAATATTCTTTTCATTTTTCAAATTCTTCTTTTAACCGTTTCTCCGCATATAAAGCAGCACTACTCAAAACATCATACCCTTTAGATTCTACGAATGATGCGTATTCCGCTTCGTTTTTCAGTGTCAAACCATCTTTATCGACATCGTAATCATTGGACGTTCTCAAAGTGAGTGTATGGTCTTGATAATCCCCATGTTCCTCTGCGTACTTCACAGCTTCATCACCTACATCAATCATCTTCTTTTCGACCTCCCATTCTCCTTCATCGAAAAAGGAGTCGACATCTGAGAAATCGAAATCTACATCCATAATTCCGAGTAGTTAAAGTAGTTTGTACTCTTCACTGTATAAACTTCGCCTTGACCTCTTACGCTATCACCATCCATGCAACGTACTTCATCACCAGCCTTGACAGTAATTCTCTTCTCGCATACCACATGATAATTCGGACGATACACAGAGCCGTTATCAGATGAAAACTCTTTGGTAGTGTTATCATCACAACGGCATTTGCACACCTCCTGCCAGCTTTCACCACCTGTTCCGGGAATAGGTCTGCCAAACTCATCCTTATCCATTGGGGTGATAACTTTTACCTGCAATATGTGTGGGGCGAATATCATAAGAAAGTCACTTTAGGCTTATCACTCAATTCGTCTTTCAAACCGTACCGCTTGCACAGAAATGAATAGTAATCCTTAATGCCTTGAATGTTCCAAGACATAGAAAAACCGCTTTCGCTGATGGAAGTGGCACGAAGCAATAGAGAGGGGATGAACTTCGCAATTGCCACCGACACCCGTGTTTGGCAATCCTCGTTCATCTCACCCCCTCCGCTTATCTTTGCGTTCAGACATATATCGAAAAGGTCAGCCTCCGACAAGTTAACGCCGAAGGTCTGAAACTTCTGTAATATATAATCGTTTACTGTCATGCGTTCATCTCACTCAAATCGAAGTTCACAATCAGGTTCGGGTTCGCAATCTGCGGAATCCATTCGGCTGTGTATTCCAGATAGCGACCATTGCCGTCCTTGTAACCTGAAATCAGCATATCGCCATCTGCCTGAGTGTAATTACGTCCCGGTACACCATCCACAGCTTCATAAGGAGTGTGGAAGCGCATATAACCGATTTTATCCTGCGGAAGCAGGGAAATACGACCATCTGCATAAATGGGGATATTCTTACCTGTTTGGTCTACCACATAATCTTCCTTGATTTCAATAGCCGGAAGTCCGATACCTGTAAAAATGGTAGAAGCCAGTTGCGAGGTGATAAGCCCGGTAGACATATACATTTCATTGCCTGTAAGCTGCATTTTGAACTTATCTCCAAATTCACTTGAACCGATAATATTCTTGATGAATGTGCCACGGCTCATAATCATCTTGGGGAATGTGCCGTAAATAGATTTCAGCTCATTCAGTTTCTGCTGCAAGTAAGTGACGAAATAGTCTTTATCCTCTGTGTCCGGCTTGATAAACTTAAACGGCAAGTCGATGTTCAATAAGTCAATTCCTCCGGCATTGTCGTCCTTGTTCTTCACGCTTGCTGCTCCAGTCATCAACAGAGAGCCTACGATAATGTCCATACGCTTGTGCGGTGCCAGCAATACCTGACGGTAATCGTCATAGATGAAGTCCACGATGTCACGCATGGCTGCTTTCTGGTCTTCCGGTTTGGCGGCATTATACTTATCTATCAAGTCCTGCAAGTCAGACAAACGGTCGATTGAGATTTGATAGCGGTCACCCAAATAGGCAATCTCACCATATCCGGAACCGATATTCCTGCGTTCACGGATAGGCTTTTCGCCATAACGGGAGTTGATGGAACCAGCCATCACGCCAGTAACCTGACCGATGTAGTCTTTAAATACACGAGTAGTAGTCCTACGGAAGCCCAAATACTGCTGCCAATAAATTGTGTCCTTTCTTGTCTTGAGGACACGCTGAATCACTGCATTTACAATGTTCGGGTCATTAAACAATGTATGAATAGTTAGCATCATATATTAGTCCTCCTTTCTTTATTTTGCCATTATACCTGCGTTTTTCAACGCTGTCAATAATCCGTTAAAGTTTTCTACCGACACCGTACCAGATGCATCATTCACTTTGGCTGCCTGCTTTACACCTCCAAGAGCAGAAGTCGTAGCTGCTGTTAAAGTATACTTGTTAGCTTGTGCTGCAACCCCATCCAATTTGGCTTTATCTTCCTTGCTCATCAATCCGTCCCGACTGGAAGAAGCCTTAGGAATTGATACAGTGTCTTTTTCTTGTTTGACATCCTGAGCATTAAACTGGAAGTGCGGCATATTCGCCTTGTCAATATCTGCGAAAGGCATTACCAGCTTGGTCGGTTCGATTTCAAACGCACGCATCAAAAGGGAAACCAATACTATGCCATCCTCTACCTGCTTCCTTTCATACAGAGCTGAATTTGCGATAACTTTGGGCGTTGTACCGTCTGCGGCTGTCGCTTCGTAAAGAACTGTTCCAGCTTCTAGATTTTCTCCAAAGTCTGCCGCTAACGTCAGCTTATCAAAAGCTTTGTCAGCCTTGTCAATAGCGTTGATTGTCGCTCCATGCGCACCGTTACCCAAGTGCATACCTTTGTAAGCCAAAGAACGTTTCTTGATTTTCAATGTGGTATTGGAGCCTGTCGTAAACTTCTCATATACTTCCACACGGATAGCCACTTGGGATGTTTTCTTCACCAAGTCAGCTGCAATCGGTGTGAATGAGGGCAAGTACGAGCCGACAACGAGGTTGGTTGTGTCCAACTTATACGGACCTCTGCGTCTGCGTCCGGTTTCTACGTCGTAGCGTTCTTCCTGCTCAACTTCCGGTTCAAGATTATACTTAAATCCTGCTGCCATAAAATCACTGTTTTTGTTGTTCTACAATTTCTTTAGTGTCGTCTGCAATCATTTTCGCAAACGCCTGAGTTTCATTCTCCAGTTCTTTTTTTGCTGTATCTGGAGGAACTACACCCTTAAAGCCGTCATTCGCAAACTCCTGCTTCAAGTCCTTGAAGTATGCGTCCAAGTCCTCATCGTCCTTAATGGCGCATCGTTTGGCGTAGTTTTCGGGAATACCATACTCCTTTGCCTTTGCCATAATCTGCTCCTGCCGGGTTGCTTGCGACTTTTCCGTTTCAAACTGAGCGAGCTTGTCAGAAAGCGGTTTAACGGCTGCACTCACTGCATTGGCAATGATGGTAGCCATATCATCCGGCTTGTCTTCCGCTTTGGTGGTTGTGGTAGTAGTGGTAGTCTCGACTGGCTTACCGTCTTTAAGGTTATGCTTCTTCTCGTAGTTCTGAACTGACTTGAAAGAAGCATCCCCGGCACGGAAATCACCATAATTTGTTAGCACGTCCGAAAAGCTAATTCCCTCCACAATGGTAGGTACTTGGCCTGCGTCCGTTACACCCTCTGCCTTTTTAGTGGCAATTCGGGCAAGAATAGCAGCATCCACCCCAGAAAACTTGGTTTGAAGGCCTGCTAAGATTTGTTCTAAGATTGTCATACCGTATGAATTTGATTTATAAATTTCTACGGTAAATTTCGGCATTAATAAGCTATGTGAGAAATTATCAGATAGGTGATACACGACAATGAAACGATTGTCGTAAAATGGTATAAAAAAGGCGTGAAACCGAATGAATCACGCCTAAATATTCTTCTTATGAACTAATCAGAAACCCAACATCGCGGCTGGAGGTATATTCAACACTCGACATAGCAACCTCGCAATTTTGAGGGTCGGTTCCGAACGTCCAGAAATATAGTCATTCACACGCGATGGACTTATTCCAATCTCACCAGCAAGTTGCTTTTGACTCATCCCTTTCTCTTCAAGAGATAGCTCTATCAATTCCGCAACAGTCGGTTTTTCTATCGGATAATGTTCTTTTTCGTATGCTATCACAATATCGGACATAACTGTAAGCTCCACCGCATTTTTATCGTTTGCAGGGGTATTATCATCAACCAATGGCAGAAGTTCCTCTACTCTTGCCAAAGCAAATTCATATTGTTCTTTACTAACTTTATTCATATCCTGTATCTTAAATGGTTGAACAATCTATTTTATCATATTCTTTATGGGTACACACTTTCCGAATAAAAATATAGCCCATTGTAAACTTTACAACTACTATCAGTCGATAATTGTTACCTCTAATATTGAATACATAGTGCTGGTTGCCTACATAATCAGCAGCAGGAAAATCTACTTTAATGTCTGATAGGTTCTTCCATTCAGCTTTTTCCGCTATATCATACCAACGTTCTAAAGCTATGCGTGAATCTTCATAGCCTTTCGTTTCGTAGAACTCTTTCAATTTCTTATGTGATACAATTCTCATATCTCATTTATTTGATGCAAAAATATGAATTAATTTTGAATTATAAAATTTTTCCAAGAAATATATTCTATAATATAGAATTTAGCAATAAAAAAAGCGGAACTAAATTAGCTCCGCTCAATAGTACTATAAAAACATGAAGTAATGAATTATCCCTTGAAGTTAGGAAACGCTGCATTACTATTCTTTGCCCCTTGTTCCTCCTTGATTTCTGCAAGTTCCTCTTCTACCCTATCAGCATTTCCGGCAAACATGATTCCCTCACGCGTTGACCAGATGCCACCACTGACAGCGGAAACGGCAGTAGTCACCTTATCATTCAAATCATCAATCATATATGGAACCAGTTCTGTTTCTATGTCAATGGTCTGCGATGCCTTGCTAAACTCGGTTGGATTGATAGAGCCTAAAGCGGAAACAATGAAATTTACTCTCCGCTGCAAGAACTCACCGATAACCTCACCGTGATTTTCTACCGCCATATGTGCACCCATGAACATAAAGCGGAAAGCGGTTCCTGATGCTTTGCCTACCCCCTTCAACGTCTCAAAGGATATTCTTGGAGTGTTTGACATATCATAAGCCATATTAGTGAGTGTTTCTGCTTCAAATTTTACGGTATCTGGCACCTGATTCCATGTTAAATATCGTGCACCAGCCCCCTCTCCTTCCAGTTTTACCATTCTATCCTTTGTCTTACCAGTGAACCCTATCACTTCACCAATTAATTCCAAAATGGGGAAAAAATGATAGTCGATACAATCAGCATAATTGGATAATAGTTTCTCCAACCGGACCCGGAAGGTCTTTATCTTCTTGCAATAAGGTTCAGGACGATAAGCATAGAGAACCGGTAGTTTTGGGAATCCATGAGCAAAAGGAGTTCTTTCTTCATATCCTTTAGACAAATCCCATTGATAAACCATTTTGTCCGTGATAGTCATAAAGCAGATGACCTCCGAATCATCCATGAGCTTCTTTTTATACTCACGTGAGAAAGCAATCATTTTACCTTCGTCGTTAAAGAACGGGTATAGCTTATCACCTCTGAATGGAGACCATAACACGCTTTTCAGTTTCTTGGTGGGCTTGACCTTGCCACCGAACGTAGTCTTAACTTTCTTCCAAAACTTTGCCCAAAACGAATCATCATCGGTAACATACCAATATTCTGCCGCTTCTTGTTCGGAGAGCCAGGCACGGACAATCTTCTTGTTTTGGTATTTGATTTTGTTGGATTTAAATACAGCCTTTACCGCATCCAGCAGCTTCTTTTCATCATCATCAGTCGGAGTGCAATCCATAGACGGTTCTGTGCCGACCGTGAAAGCTGTTTGAATGTTCACTATATCTTGTTCCAATGGAATGGAAATACGGTTCACCGGTTCAGTCTTATACTTTGCTTCGATTTCATAAGTCTTACCAGTTTTTTCATCGAATACTTTTTCGGATTCCTTATCAAGTACTTTTCTGTCCGGATACTTCTTTTTGTCAACCATGATTTCATGTCGTTCCGGATTCCAATCATCCCAAAGTTTGCAACGGTCGGGAAGTTCAGTCTTCCTACCTTTCTTCAGGTAGTTTATCTTCTGCCCGATGTCAGGCAATGCTAATATTTCTTCTAAATTCAATGGCATAGTTTATATTTTTAATGTGTGAATATTCCTGTTAAATCTTTCGGCTTCTGAATCTTGCCAAGAAGCTCACCCAATACATAGTAACGTACAGCATCTATTCCGTGATTGTCATGGTCTTCCGGTTCGTTGATATAGTTCCCGTCCTTATCCTTTGCCCAAACATACTTTCTGAACTCGCTTTGCAAGTTGTACGAGCGTTTGGTTATATAAATCTCCATATCTTTCATTTTGTCAATTCCGGCATTGATAGAGCCTGCACCTTTCTCTACGGCATATATCTTGATTCCTCCGTTGTGTATCTCTTGAATCAATCGAGGGTCAGCACTGTCAGCTATGACTTTCAATCCCCACGGGCGAAGAGTCTTGATGATGTCAGAAGAAAGCAATCCAGTACGGTAATCCACTTCATCCAAGTAAAGGGCGTTATCAACGATACCACAACGAATGGAAGCAGACGGGTCATGCGTATAACCGAAGTCTTGCCCGAAAGCAATTTTCTTTGCCCAAGCCGGGAACTCGTCAACAATTCCCCACTTCTTGAACACAGCACCTTCTGCAACGTCAGCCCACCGGCCGATAACCACATGAGCATACTTTTCAGGATTACTCACCTTCATATCTTCCACCTCTTTCAGGAACTCAGGAGAAAGGTTATCCAAGTTATCAAAATACGTAGTATGGATATGGAGCACATTCGGATGAATGGAAATCTGAACCTGCACACCGTCAATCTCTACCAGCTTGTGAGTTTTCTCAATGTATTTCTTGTAGATGAAGTGATTGGAATCGCATGGGTTCATTATAATGATAATTCGGTTCTGAATACCCTTCTTGCGAATGGAGAGCATTATCTTGTCGAACTCATCTTCGCTTGTCCACTCTTCCGCTTCATCGCAGACAAAAGTCGTAATGCCTTGAATGGATTTCAGTTTTGCTGTCTGGTTTCCGGAAGAAGTCTTGATACCCCGAAACATGATACGGCTCTTAGTCATCTTATTGACTATGTCCGTCTTTGTGGTCTTGAAATATTTCGTGGTACCGTCCAAATCTATCTTCTCCATCATTTCGGGGATGATAGACATACCGGCAGAAACCATCGTGTAACGGGTGTAAAGAATCTGATGAACTATTTTCTCTACGGGAGTCATTTCAAAAGTCAACCGCTCAATAAAGGTAGAAGCATTGAAAGACTTTCCCGAACCACGCCCACCGGTAATAAGAATTATAAATTTTTCCTTATCCTCGTATAATGGATGGTAAATTTCTTGAGGTACTATCATTTCAGCTTGTCTTTAATCCAAGAATCAATGTTGATGCCATGCTCTATGTCTGTTGGAATATCAGCGTCTTCATCTTGTTTGCGCTCAATCTTTCTCCAATCTTCATCATGGTGGTACAGCCAAACGGACATTGCTTGCAAATTAGGAGCCAACTCGCTTTCGCTTACTTGTAATTCATCTTCGCCCGTCAAATTCCCTTCTGAATCACGGAGCTTTCTTACCACGGTGCTTTTGGTTTTTATGCCACCGAGAGCCATTGCAAGGAATTTAGCCCTTACAGTGGCATTGATTGTCGCGCGCCCACGCGCTAAGACTTCGGATATTTCGGTGTACTCACTTTTCTTTTCGCAGAATGTTTGAGGCAAAATCCCTATGGCATAAGCAATTTCCTTGTCAGTGAATCCCTTTTTGGCATACGATTCCACGAGAGAAAGAAATTCCTCGCTTGTATAATCAAACTTAGGCTTTCTTCCTCCTTTACCTTTTCTATTTTGAGATTCACTATTGCTCATATTACTTCTTTAATTTTCCACATTTCTCACATTGTTCATACCTGAACTCAGAGAACATCACACTACCTTTCCAAACATAATGATGAACACAAAACAGGTTTTGCTTTAGAACATTCCTTATCCAAAGTATAAAATCGCCAATCATAATTTTAACCGTTATTGTTACCCATATATACACGGCGAGAAATTGGCTTGTTTCCATAGACATCAACTCCTCTTTTTGAGAAATAGCTATCTATTTTCTCAGCATATCTTCCCATTATAGATTTCGTTCTATCCCTTATGTTTCTTTGTCTTGCAGAACCTAACCCGTATTGTCTTCCAGCGTTGTACATTATTCGTCTGGACTGCTGATATAACTGGCTATATGTTTTCTTTCTAACTCAGCTTTCCTCCCAATAATTAATCTATTCTTTCTACTTGTTCATCAAAAACTTCTCCCTTTATAAACTTCATATCTGGTTCATACCCGAACCTTTCGCAGAAAGCGGCTTTAGCTTCATAGGTATCGAAGGACAACATCACATAGGCATCCATGTTCTCAGCTTGCTTCTGTGCGTTTTCTTTCACCTGATGCTTGACCTCTTTCATGTGGGCTACCTTTTCAGCACGTTCCAACTGTTTGGCGGCTTTATCGGCTTCTTTCTGTTCTGTTACAGGCGACATCATGCTTTCCAGTTCGTCAGCAATGGAGCTTTCTTCTTCGGTCTGCAAAAGAAAATCAACCCCAATCATATTCAAGTCGGCATCCGTCAATCCTGCATCTTTCCAGTCAATATCAGGAACAATACGGGCAAGAGCGTCAAAATCCCAAGAACCTTGTGCATTAGGGTTGTTCATTAGAATATTCAACTCCTTTTCCTGCTGTTCGTCCACGTCAATGACATCGACACGAATGCGATAGTCGTTATCGGGAAACTTTTGTAATTCGTCCATGACAGACAAACGCTGGTGCCCACTGACGACTGTAAGCCCTGTACGCTTATTCACAACTATTCCACCTACCAATCCGAATTTCTTGATACCACGCTTTAATGCTTTGCGTGATTCATCGGAAAGTTTTCTCGGATTGTAGTCTGCAAAACGAATGGCAGAACGGTTAAGTTCTACCGATTCACTCTTGATATATTTACTTAGTTCCATACATATTACTTTTGTTGATTATGATACTCCCAAAGTACTCTTTCAGCCATCGGGAAAGTTTTGTAAATTCTCTGTAAGTCCTGTGGATAGTTCTTCTCCATCCAAAGCATACAATCAAGATTGAAGCCTACTCCCGAACTGGCTTTCAATGAATACCGAACTGGTTCGGGTAAATTATGCTGCCTCATATAAGCAAGAATATCCTTTTGTGTCCAATCAGCTAAAGGATAAACCATACCGTTATTCTCGTAGCCGTTTACCTCATACCCTTTCAACATAAGTCTACGATTCATACCGTCAGCTTTTTTCATGCCCAAGAATGTATAATAAACTCCATGAGTAAGTTGCATAGCCTTTACCACATCTGCCAACTTCAACAGCTTTACTTTCGGATTTGGCACACAATACATACCGCCACGGAGAATATAAGTAAGATTCCAATGTGGTACTTGAACAAACTCTATTTTCGGATATTTGGCTTTAGTCCAGTTTATCCAACGGTTAATATGTTCCAAATTCTTGACGAAATACATGAACACGCAAACAATCCGGTCAAACTTCGGATAGACTAAATCAAGCAGAACAAGCGAATCTTTACCAAGTGATAAAAACAGTAAAGCCTCATTCGATTTTACCCGAATGAGGTCTATATATTGACTCGCTTGTTCTACTTTGTTCATAGCTAGCCACCACTTAAACCAAATGAAGTACGAAGATCACTGTAACGCTGTCTGCGTGATCCTAACTGTGTGGCACTTGCTGTACCTCTACGATTGGCAACCAATCTACCACCTGCCCCTGCACCATTCATATTTCTGCGAGGTCCGGCTACTCTGTTAATTCTTCTTGCGACTCTGCTTTCTAATTTTAAAAGTTAAACAAATCAATCTATATGTTTTTCTAATATCTTGCCCAAAGTATAATCCATTTGTGCAGCAAGATATTCTTCGCCTTGATGTTCGTAAACAATATCATTACCGTTTTCATCTGTGAGAATAACAGCTTCTGCTGCTTTCACTTCAACGATAATATAAGGACGTTTACCTGTATATGCACCTGTCAGAAGCTTGATTGCATCGTACTTGATAGGCTTCAATTCTACCTCACCTTCTTCAGGCAGTTCTGCATCAGCCGGATATTCTTTACCGCTACATAGGTAAGTGATATACTTCTTAGCGTTAGTTGGTCTGATTTCACGGTATTCGTGGGTTTTCTTGCCTGCCAAGATTTCATCGAAATACTTCTGTTTGATGCTTAATGTAAGAATGTTCATAATCGTGTCAAATTTAAATTAATACTCAATAGTTGCGGGGGGCTGAATCGAACAACCGACCTTCACCAAGTCAAAGTGAAAAGCTACCACTGCTACACCCCGCGATAGTACCCCAAAGGTACTACCACAACCAAAGATAACGAAATATCTTCAATCGTTATACACGACAATTGGCTTATTGTCGTGAACTAAGCCATTTATCCCGTCTTTCTCTACACGCCTCTAAGGTAGGTGCGCAACAAGCAAAGAGTTCACCACTTTCAGTACGGTAGTCGTACTGGTACATTCTCACTCTTTTACCTCTCAACCTGGTGTTGTAGGTGGTGTAATTTTCTTTACCGGGTTGACATACGCTGCAACCGTTTACATTTATTGAGTTCATAATTCAAGTAATTGTTTCGTTTTATCCACGTCTACAAAACTCATCCACCCTGCTTTATGCAGTTTTATAGCTGCCTCTCTGATTGTGATTTTACCACTCTTGACACTTTCTTTCAAAGATTCTAATACATTCTTAATTCATTTTCACATTCAATCTTTCTTCACTCGTATAAGTCACTACAAGCCCAGTTTCATCATGCTGTATGGTGATGTACTTTTCACCCCTCTCTATAGTAGAGAAGTCATAAGGGGTTACCATCTTACCCAATACCTTGCCCAGTTGCTTCATCAGTGGGGCTTCAGGGCTGATAACTAAAACTAAATCTGCTTTCATAATCGTGTGTATTGTGGTAGCCCAAAGGCTACCGGATTAAAACTTATGCTATTTCTATGCTTATTATATCCAAAATATTGTCAGTAATCATGCTATTTACGCTTAATTGGGCAGACTGAATATTGTTATCAACCATCCATCTTTTCGCACGATTAACAGCGGTTTTCTTACTACTGCCGTCCGGTATCAATGCACCCAAATCATTATAATCATCATCTAACAGTTCAAAATAATATCGCTTCATAATCTTCTATATTATGCAGGGCTTTCGCCCTGCTGGTTAATTATTTAATATCGTAATCTCTTTGTTACCTACTTCTGTATCAACGTTCAGAACTTCATATTTTTGAGCCTTGTAGTTATAAACGACTTCACAAGTATTGAAACCTCTACCATCTTCTCTTTGGTCATAAACAGTATTTATATGCTGATACATCTTCTTGCCTAACATGAAGTTTATCTTACCTGATGTACAGAAGTAGAATGCTACTGCATACTTCAATGTTTTCTTTTCATCAACCTTCTTTGTTGCCATGATCGTATATCTTTTAATTGTTATTACTTCGTTTCTGATGATGCAAATGTAAATGATATATTTGACACTACAAACAAAATAAGAAAGTATATTCTTTCATTTAACAATATTTCGTAAATGATATATTTGACACTACTATAATAAACGTATCTTTGCAAAAAAAACTAAAGGTATGAATAGAATAGAATTGCTTATTAAAGAAAAGGGGTTTAATATGACATCTTTCGCAGAAAAAATGAACACTACCAGACAGAACCTATATGCTATATTGAAAAGCCCGTCTTATCCAACACTTGAAAAGGTTGCGGAAGCCCTTGACGTTCCGATGTGGCAACTCTTTGCTTCACCGGAAGAAGTGAAAAATGATGCCAATACTATTACCTGCCCTCACTGTGGTGGAAAAATTCATTTTGACGAAGAGCCACGTATGCCGGAACATAAGAATATACGAGGGAAAGAATACTATAAATAAAGAAAGGAGAATAAAACATATGGGAAAAAGGATTTATGTCAATGGAGGAATCTTAATAACGACTCCATTTTTTGCATATAAGAATGCAGGGGCATCATACGATCTCCCTCCTGAAAATTCTGAAATTATAGAGCCCAATACTATAACTGAAACAGGAGAGCCTTACCTTGAAATTAGCAATGAGCATCCCCAATCTATTTTTAATGAATATTACGCAAAAACATTCTTTACAACACAACATACATTTGCTTATTTTTTTGCAAAAGACTTTATCGGATCATATAATGATTTTAAGCAAAGAATTGATGAAATCCAAAGTGTAATTAACATCAAAGGATTGGACGAACAAAAACAAAATATCATCAATAAATTGTCATATATTAATATCATTACATCATTAGATACATTTATTTGTGACATTATTTTAACCAAAATAATCCAAGACGAAGAAAGTTTCAATATTTTTTTCAATTCAATTCCTCCATGCAAGAAAAAAGATGAAATGACTAAATTAAAAGAAGACAATCTTGTTGCCCAATGGGAGCAAAAGGTCATAGAATATGTAATGAGGACATCTTATAGTAACATTGATACTATAAAAGATATACTCAAAGAATTATTTAAAGTTTCTATAATCGACACAAATGGGAAAATGAAAAAACACTTCTATTATAGGAATTTATTAGCACATAGAAATGGTAGAAAAAAAGATGGAGGTTATATCAATATAACTAATGAAGAACTTAAATCCTTAATAACTGATACGCAATCCATCGCAAAACAAATCCAAACAAAAATTAAGCCGGAGCACTAAGCCCCGGCTCATTAATTGATTAGCCCTTTGATTCTTAACCGATTTACGATTTCGGTATAAAGATACTCTATATCCCCGCTGAAATCCCCATAGTTCTGATAGAGAAACACGACATCAGCGCAGTTGTCGGAAATTGTACTCTTGGACTGAACCCCAAGTACCCTTGACATCTCTTCGCGTAACCCAGCTGTCATTTTCCCACCGGCAAGCGAACTTGGAGAAAACAGGTACAGGATAATGAAGATGAACTTCTTCCGCTGGGTAACACTATCAATACAAGGGGGAAGACTTCTGCTATTCAATAGCTCAACGAAGATTTTATAGATATCCCTAATAAGGCTTTTATCTCTCAAAATCGGTGAAGCTAAGGTATTTTCTTCTTCTGAAAGTTCTGATTTCTCAATTCTAATCTTTTTAAGGCGAATTATTTTGTTAAAATCCAGTTCCATAACACGATTATTTTAAAAGTAAATAGTATATTTGCATCATAATCGTGTAAGGAAGAGCTGATTCATGGTCGTGCGTGGGTTGGCTCTTTTTCATTTTTCCCCATTCGTGCTGACGAATGGTTTCTTTTCCAAATCATAGCAGGTGATATATACCCGTTTCCCATTGACATCACATAGAGCAAGGGCATATCCTTTCTCTAGTATTTTAACCGGCTGATTGTCGCAATAGACAGTACTTCCAACCGGAACTCTTATAAAATGACGTACTATCATTTGATTATCTTTAGCTTGTTATACCAGCGTGAAGAAAAAGGGAACCACCCGATTAAGAATGATTCCCCGAAAATGGTTACTTTATATAGTTTGCTCATGGATTTTTCTTTTTAAGTATTTCAACACATTCCTTTATCCCATCATCGAAACCCTGTTTATAGCCTTTAGTATATTCCCCTATAGTATATACCGCCATTGCCAACACAAATAGGATGATACCTACAGGCTTATACCAACCGGGAAGTGATATAGAAAACGGCTTAAATGTAATTGTTAGATCTCCGACCCATAATAGGGCGATAATACATATGATTGTAAATATAATTGTTTTCATATCTGTTATTTCCCTATTTTATCATGAATAATTCGGCTTTTTCTCCAGATTCTGGCTATGCCTACTAAAACGTCCCTGCCAGCATTCAAGAGGAACACGTTGCATGAAGGTATGGCGCATACCCAAATCCTCCCATTCCTCGCAATACTTCTCCAATATAGCCGACATCTCGTCAAGCATACGGACATAGGCTTTATTGGCTTCAAGGCCACGCTCTATAATCGGGATTGCCTTCTTCCATTCTTCATCCGTAAGTAGATTGAGGGACAAGGAAACACGGACAGCGGCTATAATTTCATCTGTAGTCCAAAAGTTGTTACCGTCCTTGACGAAATGATTTATTACTTCGTAGTCAAAGTCTTTTTTCAGCCTGCTCTTGAATGCCGTAATGTTATGCTCTCTGAAGCCAGAACTGTATGTTGTGTAGATAAGCCTTCGTTCGTAATATTCTGTTTCCGGGTAGTCTTCAAGTTTTTTCCCTAATAATATTATCTCCATTGTATTTACCATTCCGTCTTTAACTAATATCTCTCCATCATCCCCATATTCATAGCAATCCGGGCAATAGTGCTTGTCATCCACTGGGTCGTAATACCATCCGCTTTCATTGGCAACTTCGGCAACGGTTTTCATATCCTCATGCCACATCTCTTCATTGGCTAAACCCCCACATACATCACACTGGATGTTATGGAAATATTTCTTTACTCTCATGGCTATTGCTGTTTTATCAATTCCGGGTTATCAAAAACGTTTCCTATCACTTCGCATCTATCGCTGACATACCACAATGGGGTAAAGCCACATGCTTTGTTCCTGTAGCAGAACATACCTTTATGAAATAGTACTTCAACTGTAAATTGGTAGGAACTTTCGCTGTCATGGATCAGTATTAGATCATGTTCGAAGATGCTATTACCGTTCTTATCGGTTATTTCGCTGAACTGACAAACTGTTTCAGGATTGATATCATTCATGTATCCGGATTGAGACATGATTTTAATAATCTTCTCATCTCTAATATTCGTGTATTCAACATAAGAACCCTCTATCCATCTTTCTAATGGGTCTTCTGTTTTAACTCTCTTTCCTCTGAATTTTATTTCACGTTTCATAATTGTTCTAATTATTAACATTGTTATTAAAATAGTTAATTGTTTTCATTGTTATTACAATACAAACTATATTTGCATCGCATTTGATTTGGAAACTAACACCTCCAATCCAGCGAACTGTCATTCGCAAAATCTTATTCATTTCCTTGAGAAAGAATTAAGCCCATTGTCCTGCAAGCTTTGGGCTTTTTAACAGCGGCATAATCAATATCTTTTTCCGTTCAACTTAGGTCTTAGTTCATTGTATCTCATCTTCTGCTCCACATGCCATATAAGGTCTATGTTCATGTGCTTGGCAAGCCCGATGATTGATAATAACATATGACCTATCTGACTTTCAAAAGAATAATTATATTCATAAAAATAACGAATTGGCAATGTGGATATGGCGTATATACTTTCCGTGAATGTTTCCCCGTTGCAGCTTTCCGTTGCCTCGTATATCATTTCCTCTGTAAAATCATTAATGTCTATCTTACGAAGCCCACACAAGTCAAGCAGGCGTATAACCGCATCACTTAGTTTGTCTGGAAGTGTGTCTTTTACATTTTTTTCAAAGGAACACTTAAATCGCTTTTCTTCTTCTGTCACTAATACAATATAGCGATTATAGTCCATTTCAAAACGTGATTTACACTTCTTTCCTAATATTCCCTTTCTGTCCGCTTCCACAGCTTCCATAAGTTTGAGAATGATAAGGCAAAGGAAGTGTTCTTCACTAAATCTTTTATCGTGGAAACCGTGCTCACAGGCGGTCTTATAAGCACGATCCCGTAGTTCGTTCAAATTAATATTATTCATTTCATTATTCCTAATTTAGTTTCTTCATCCTTAATTATTTCCCCAATCTTGCTAGCTTCCTCATACCGTTCCTCTTTTATCAACTGTCTTTGCAGCTCCGAGAGCTGGTTAAGGAAAACAATATCGTTACGATCTGACACACGACGGACATATCTTTCTATATCATCCAGCTTATTCTCCATGCGTATATGCCACTTGCTTACCAAAATTAAAGTAAATGCCAGAGCACAAACATTTAATGAGGCAAGGATGAATTTAAATATTAATTCTGCTATTTCCATAATCATATAAGTTTTAATGCTTCCTGTAATCCAGATTCAAGTGCTTCTTCGTAGGTATCCCATTCCCCTCCGTCGTTTGTTCCCTTATAAACAGAGCTGGCTATATGAGTTCCATTGTCAGCTTTAGATATTTCGTATCCATAGCCACAAGCACAGTTATATACACATATATGAATATTCTTGGTCTCACGTAGCCATTTCTGGGCAACGGATTGCGGAGGAAATTCTATATCTGTAAACATCCCTTTCTCTTTCAGCAACTTTGCTGTTTCCAATGTTACAAGTTCTTCGGTCATAGTTGTTCCTCCTTTGTTTTAAAGTGTTCAATCAGTTCGTCTACGGTAGCCTTGTGATAACGCCCTGAAATAATAGTTGCATTATCCCAATTTTTATCCCAAAAGAACATAATGCCTTTTGGCTCTATGAAATAATGATCGTTACCAATAGAATCGTCATAAGAAACGCTAAGAATGGAATCTGTTATAAACCACTGCATATAGTTACTATCATCCCTCAACGAAGCTATAGATATGAATAGTTCTTCATTCGTTCCGCAATCAATACGTCCTTTCTTAGTGACAGTATCTACATTATATATCACTCCATATAAATTACCATAAGACGTTATAATAGCTTTTCCTTCTTCGATACTTTTATGACTTCCCTTTCCGTCATAATTATGTTCATCTAATGTTGTATTACCAGAATTAAGTATGTTATACCCCAACTCTTCCAACCCTCTCCGAAGTTCCTGTGTATTCTTGCGTATAAAACACGGTGTTGTAAACCCCATAGTTACTTGTTTTTAAATCGTTTAAACATTTAACAATCCAATTCTCTTCAATTTCTTTCTAAAATTCTTTTCATTCAAGGCTTGGTCGTAATAGCAATCAGGTTCTATAACCGTTTCAGTTTTAGTTACAGGAAGCCCATTCAAACCAATAGCGACCTTGTGTATAATAGAAGTCCTCTTAATTTCTCCTGTTTTTCGATTAAAAGAGAACAGGATATGTCCCGGATTCTTCTTAATCTTATTAACTAATTTATAGTCTGTTTGCTGCTTTTGCAGATATTCTATCTGTTCCTTAGAAAGATTATCTTTTGTTATAATAGGTACTATATCCATTTTAGTTATTCCTCCTTATCTATCTTAATATCCGTTACTTTACCACGACATACAAAACACTGGTCCATGTTTGGGTTTTCATAAGCTATATTGCAAATGATTTCTGAACTATCATCGCACTCATTTTGTAATGAGCACTCATCACATATTCCAACGCACAATTCATGCAGCACCCCATCTATTATTATTCCGTTCTTGACTTTCATACCGTTCATTCATTAGAAGTTACACCTAAACATAATACTTTGTCAAAAACGCCTATATCGTCAAATTCCAAAGTTAAATACTCTGTATCGTAAGGATAAGGGTATCTGCAATTTTTCAATTCTTCATCCGTCAATTTGCGTCTGATACGCATCTCGATTTCAAAATCATCGGAAAGGTTCTCTATGATTTTTCTAAGTTGTCCTACGTTCTTTATTTCCATAATTAATCTCCTTTCTGTTTAATTCGTTCAAGCACATCCCTGTTTTCTTCGAGTATATCATCGAAAGACGGGATGGGTAACCAATGGGTAATGCCTAATCTTTCTTTATTAACATTTGCTCCAGTTTCCCATTCACCCTAAGATGAAAGCTGGCAAATAAGGAAGCCATAAGCCCCTCTTGTTAGAACCACTGTGTTATTTTCCGGCAACCGTTCATTAACGCTAATCCACGGTGATTGCTTTGACTGCCATTCGGCACCACATTGAAAATCTTCCATACTATCAGCATGACGTGAAACGTAGGTATCCGCGTCAACTTCTTTCAGAACGTCTTTTCTGAACTTCGTTTTATTAGTAGCATAATCGTATGCTGCTTCTTCTACTGTCTGTTTCATATCTCTCCTTTCCACCTATCCTAGCAGCATATACATTGCTACTAGGAATAGATAATAAATTGTTGTTTTACTCATTTTTGTTCAGTTTTGCTCTAATTTATTCTAACGTACTTACCTGCAATATCACAAGTTTTTATTACCTCCGCATTATCCTCACCAAAAGCGATGAGAATACTACCACAGCCGGGAGAATCTCCACGAGTTCCGTCTGGACGGAAGAATCTGATTCGGTTACGCAAGAATTTCATTGCCGTTGCCTTCTCGAATATCACATCCTGAAACATCTTTGAATCGCAACGATTGAAAAGTAAAGCAATGCCGTTTCCATGTTCTGCCATCCGTTTAACGAAACATTCTATAAGAGGACGGGAATAAGGTGGGTTCAACCAAACGCGACCTTTCCATTCCTGTTTTAATCCATCGTCATTTTTGTTGTACATGACATTTGCCGTTTTATAGGGGGGGGCTACTGGGGCACATGGGTCTAAATCAAATTCACCCAATGCGTCTATAATTTCTTTCGGTGTGTACCATTCATCGGTACTATTAGCCGATTTTTCAAAAGTTGTATTCATTTCTAATTTGTTTGAAGCTAATTAGGTTACATCATTAATACTGATTTCTCCTTTTAAAACTCGTTCTACCTGCCGGTCAAGTAATTCTTGAAATTCTATTTGGCATATAAGAGAGCAATCCGGTATCATCTCTTCCGGCATTTCTCCACGGTTAGGAGAAAGCTCATCAAGAAATATTTTTCCAGATTGGTCTTTCAGACACGTTGCTCCTACTTCTCGTTCAATTTTAGCCATCCGATCAAACACATTCGGGAAATCCTTCCGTATCTTATTCCAGTAGCCCATTCCACCTTTGACACAACCGATACAATTATTGTTATTGTAACCCATCTTGTACATGGCAGGGATTTCAATGCCAGCTTTCCAAAGCATTCCCATTGCATCTTGCTTGGTTATCTGTCGCTCGATAAGTGGGAACAACGGCTTTGTATCAGGATATTGCTGTTTAAAGCGGACAGCACGGTTTATTTCTTTCGGGTCAAAGTCGAATCCCCAGACTTGACCGTCCCAATTTCCCAACTATTTTTCCAGCTTGTAACGGACTTGTTTCTTTAATTCGAATGTGCAAGCTGCACCAGTAGGACCATTAATAAATCTTTTCTTAGCCAACACATCCTCTACGTTAAGATACTTATCGCTGCGAATGGTATGAATTGGCCGCCCGTACCATCTCTCGCAATCTGAGATAAATCGGACATTATCTGGATGCCCGGAACCTGTTTCGATATAATAGAGTTGTACATCGTTATACAAGTTCAATGCTATCTTACAAGCTACTGCGGATGTTACACCGCAAGAAAACCATGCTATTATCATTTGATTCCTTTCTAATCAGTTATTAGTTAATTGGCAATTTCATAAAGCACATCCATATCGTTTTACTTTGTCGGCCAGTGGTATGCCCAAACAAAGGCTTATAAGGTATAATGGATAAAACTTCATTGACTTTTATTTCACTCTCACTCCATTTGAATACCAATGTCCCGTTGGGCTTTAGGACACGCATACATTCATCAAAACCGCTTTTTATCATTTCTTGCCAATTATCCGGAAGCCTACCATATTTCTTTGCCATCCATGATGTTTTGCCAAGTGTTTTCAAATGTGGCGGGTCAAACACGACCATGTAGAAAGAGCTATCCTCAAATGGCAAGTTGGTAAAATCAGCCACTATATCAGGTCTTATTTCTATTATCCTAATCTTATCTCTGTCCTTGGCCGTAAGTGTTTCCGAACGTTTGTCAACAAATAAGGCAAGAGGATTATATTTGTCAAACCAAAACATTCTACTGCCACAACAGGCATCTAATATAAGTTTTCCATTTTCCATTAAGCTATTTCTTTTGATTTCTTCAATCTCAACTTTCTCAATACTTTGCAAAGTGCTTCAGTATTTTTTCTCGCTTGTGTAACCTCCACCGCATTCCCGATAAATTTCTTTTGGTCAGCTTGTGTGCCTATTAAAACATAATCTTCAGGGAATCCCATAATCTTTTTGAGTTCCGGAATGCGAAGCATCCGCATTTTAATATCCACTATGCCATACAGTGCCATGAACTCCTTTATCTTCACGGTCATAGGACTATCATTGTTGTAGATTTCAATCGCTACCTGACCGCTTTCTGTTGCTACCAGATAAGGCGGCATCTTATCCATGCGGGCTATTAATGTGAAGCAGGGGCTATCAACAGAGCCGCCAGCACTGTTGAACTGTGGATTCATCAGATAGTGCCATTTCCTGTTTGCGGTAATGGTCTGGGAGGGTTCCTCTATACTGCTACCTACATTTGAGAATGCAGTATTCATTATCCACGGCTGGTATGTTACCAAGTTTTGTTTCGGTGTTGTGGTAACAGCGGGGCATGGCGAGTTTATATCAGACACCTGACCACCTCCAGAATATTGATTCATAAAAAATGGAGATACAAGGGAAAGTCTGTCTTTAGTCAGAAGTGTAGGACAAGGCTGATTAATATCCTTTCCTGTATCCTTAAAGTTATAAGAACACATAAGTCGGCTTTCAATTAAAGCCATCCTGTCCTTCGTTGTGACCGTTGGAGCTGGAAGGTCTACCGAATGATTATGTCCATTTCCATAATAAGCAGAAACAAAAACATGGTGGTCTTTGCAGGTGATTGCACCTGCCGGTTCTTCTACGGACACATTCTTGCTTTCGGGATGTCCGCTGAACTGTTTGGAGAGGAAACTTACCTGTACCTTTGCAAAGCGGTTTTCAGTAGTCAACACTCCGCATGGTTCATCAACTGATTTGCATGTGTCTTGAGGGCGAACCGTATTGTAACGGGAAAGGAAAGCATCCTTTCCTCCGGCTACAAACTTGATAAGTCCAGCATAGATACGTTCAAGCGTTTTCTCTGCAAGAGGCTTTTCCCTGAAGATGGTAGTTCCTTCATCAGAGAAATCAAGCACATCTTTTACCGGCTTCCACTTCTCCAGCCGCGAGAACATATCTTGCCTACCACCTTTACAGTGGGTCGGTTCTGGGAATACTATCGGCAAGTTCTTTTTAGCAAAGATGCCGAAGAAGCGTTTTCTTGTGGTGTAGGCACCGAAGTCGGCAGCATTTAAGATGCGGTGCTCAAAGTTGTAACCGTACTTCTTGACATTGCGCACCCACTTTTGATAAAGCCGGCCTTTGTCCATGCTGATAGGTTTCCCATTCTCATCCATATCTCCCCATGACATAAACTCTTCTACATTTTCAATCTGAATGTAGTCAGGGTCTATAACATCAATATAACGGAAGAGATGTTCTGCCAACGTTCGGCTGTCGGCATCTCTCGGCTGACCGCCTTTGGCTTTCGAGAAGTTAGTACACTCCAAAGAGGCATGAAGCATTATCATGGCATCAGGGTATAGCTGGCGGATACGTTCTACAATAGTGCTTATCGGGGAAAGTTCCAGTGTACGGATATCCTCAATAAAGTGAAGTGCATCAGGGATATTGGCATCATGTGAAAGGATGGCATTCTTGTCATGGTTCACACAGCAAACAACCTTTCCACATCTATTTCCATCCAATCGTGCTTCTTCCACACCTTCGGATAAGCCACCGGCGCCACAAAAGAGATCAATAACAAATAGTTCTATATCGGACAGACCTTCAATGGATTTTAAGATATTTTTCTGCGATTTCATAACTTCTCCTTTTTAAACAGGTGGCTGAACGCATTATCCAAATCCAAGTCCAGATTCAGTTTGGACGGGAAAGATTTAATGTATTCGTACATCTTATAAGCGAGGTTGTCATCATCACCGCATCTGTCAATCAGTGTGAGCAACATGGCGTTCACCATGTCAGAATCATTGCCGAAGTTTTCCTGAGTGGATTCGCTGCAATGATTCACATCACTTTTCAATCTCTTTATCGCGGCTATGACTGTGTTGAAGTTTCTTTTTGAATCGTGCCGCAATTCAAAGCCTTCCTTCTTGTATTGCTGCTGCATTTCTAGAAGGTTGGTTTCTAAAACGTCCGTGAGGACAAATACGATGTTGGTTATCGTATTCAGTTTGTCTGTTCCTTGCATAATCGTGTATTCTTATTTCTAATTCGAATGAATCCCCTTCGTTCTGTTTCTTCTAACAGTGGAAAGTCTTCATTCTTGATTTCACATTCTGTTTCGTAGTTCACGGAAGTATAACTTGGGATATTGAACTTTTTCCGGATTCTTACGATAACATCCGGATTTCTTGTTACCCAGTAAACGGTTATTCTCATGGTGATATCAGCATTTTTCTAGCTTCCTCATCTCCTGCATCAGCACGGTGCTTGATTTCAATGTACTCAGCATAAGAGATTCTGTTATCTCCACGCTCCTCTATCTCTTTTTCACGTTGGTTTCTGTATCGTTCACGCTCTTTCCGTTCAATATCTTTCCGACGTTCAGAAACGTAGTCCAGCATCGCACTTGTTATTTTCAATGGATCTATTGAACCGTAGAACCGCCCATACTTCCCTGACTTAAACCGTGCTATGAAAAAACAGATTTCAGCGGCATTTATATAATAATACTCCGAAAGGAATATCTCCGATAGTTCAGAAAGTTGCTCTTTCGCTATCTTGGTTGAAACTTCTACAAAGTCATTCAATGAGCCAAATTGTATCTTTAGCCATTCTATCGGTGTTTCATCCCCATAAGTAGAAGACAATAGCCCTAAACTCGGAATGCTGTCATTCAACGCCAGTTCTGAATGGGTTGCATTACATCTGACAAGTTTGAACTGCAAATCAGGGTTGTAATCAAGAATGAATTGTGCAGGATCGGGATATTTATTCAATAACGCCCTCTGCTTCAAGTTCCTTTCTCTTTTTTGCGGCAGCTTCTCTAACGGTTGTAGCGACTGCAAGAACTGAATCACGTTTTCGCTGCTCGCTATCCTGTTGATTTTTACTAAGTCTTGTCCCATTATAGTTTCCTTCCAATATTTTAGTAAAGTTTGCTTGTTTGAAAATCCAATCAAAGTCGCATTTCCAATTGCGGTCATTAGCTCCAAGTAAGAACGGGGATTGAAGAATGAGATTGAAAACACTCCTCACTGACTCTTTCCCATATTGGGCTATCCGGGCTTTTACAGCCTTTTTTCTCACATCAGTCATTGATCTTATCTGCTGGAGTCTGTCTTTGAATGTGGTATTATAGTATTCCATCAATCCGCTGTAATCAATCTTTTCAGAGGGGGAGGGCGAAGAAAGCTTGGCTTTCTTTGATACTCCGTCAGGAGTATTTTCTTTCTTTTGATGTAGAGATATATCTATATACTCTCTTTCTTCTTTCTTTGTATTTGTGCCCTCTGTGTGCCCTGATTTTTGTAAAAGTTCGGATTGCGGTAGATTGCTGTTCATGGGCTGTGCCCCAAGTTGTGCCCTTAGTTGTGCCCATTCGTGTCTTAATTCATTGATTTCCTTTTCAATACCTGTGTCCTTACTTGTGCCCTTGGTTGTGCCCATTGGATTATATTCTTCATATTTACATAAGGTTATAAGGTTCATTCCTTGATTGCACTCAACAGTTATCATACCTTTCTTTCTAAGATGCACAAGAAAGGAACGCACCTTCTTTTCAGACCATTTCCAACGCTGTGACAGAAATCTTATGGATGCAGGATATTGACCTCTTGAATAAGAGATTTCTCGACCTCCGATACTCTCCTTTCGGGGCGTTGCCTCAAATCGTGCAGACTGAATTAAGTCTAACCACGCTTCGCAACTGCTAAAAGTACGGGCTTCATTCCACATTTCATTCGAGAAAAACCTGCGGCTTAGCCTCAAAAATCCTTCGTCCATAGTCTTAGAATCTCACGTTAGTTAATTGCCTTCCGTTAGAAAATACAGCCCACTTACCATTACCGCTATCAAACAATCGTAAATCCGACACCTCTCCGAAACGTTTGATGTTACCGCATAAATCCACAATCCATCCACATTCTTTAGAAGGATGCGGGCGGATGGCACGACCGACTATCTGATACCACATGGCAAGTGACATTGTAGGACGTGCCATAACGACCGTATCAAGTTCCGGATAGTCAAAGCCAGTCGTAAGTACACCCACATTAGCTACTACTGGAATTTCACCAGCTTTGAACGCCTCAAGAATATGTTCACGTTCTTTCTTAGGAGTATCACCTGAAACGATAGCGCAACCGGGTATTGACATCGTTAACCGTTCCGCTTCTTTCAAAAAACGGGTAAAGACCAAAATACCCTTCCGTTTTCCTCCGGCTTTGGGATTCATCAGCCTTTGGACGATATGAACGAGATAACCGTAGAAGTCTATCCGTTCATATTCTTTTTGAACTGACCTATCCGTATAGTCGGCACCAGTAGTATTTACTTTCAAGTTAAGTTCATTCCACCCTGAAGGATTCATTGAATAGTAATCCAACTTCGCCAAGTAGCCCATATCTAATAGGGTTGATACCTGTACATGATAAATGACCTCTGAAAAGACATGAGGTTTTGTCCGAGTGATAAATTTCAGCATGGAGCCGAAATCACGGCTGGAGCTTAAACGGTATGGCGTTGCTGTCAGTCCAAGAACCTTACACTTCACTGCATCAAAAAAATCCTTGTACATTCCCTCTTTGGGGTTTACAAGATGACATTCATCCACAATGATGTTCTTGAAGTGGGTGAACAGTTCGGGATGATTCTTCACACTGCCGATGGTGGCGAATGTTATCCGGCTTATTTCTTTAGAGTTGAAAGAAGCTGAATAAATGCTGCAATCAAGAATACCGTATGAGCAGAGTTTCTTAAAGTTCTGTTCGAGTATTTCCTTCGAGGGCTGGAACACCAAGGTATGACCGTCAAGCCTTGCAGCTATATCCGCTATGATAAGCGACTTTCCGCTGCCCGTAGGTAACACCATAATGGCATTTGTTTTCTTCGCCTTGTTATTGAAGAAAGAAACGGCAGCATCAGAGGCTTTCTGTTGGTAATCACGTAGTTTGTACATATCTATCTTCTGATTTAATGATAAAAGGGGAATCCTCACTAAGTTTGGAAAGAAATGTCCAGATTATATAAGCCTGTTCCTTACTTAATCCAACCGGAGAGAATGAACCATCATCATTCTTGATCATCATGACAAATGTTCCTGCTTCCAAATCATTCATAACCCTTTCTCCTTTCGTAACTTCTTATTAAGTGCTTTGTAATACTTGATTAGCTGTTCGTACTCAAAATCAGTCATTTTGGAAGTACCATCAGCTTTCACTTTCAGCAAGTCAAATTTCTGTTGCCCGATTTTGGCTATCAGATTCACCCGATAGTCTTCCAAATGATCGGCTTTGAACCTGTTGCAGTGCCGGCATTCGGCATGGCAATTATTCTCATCAAACCGTGTTGCCAAATGTGTACGACTGAAATAGTGCCCGCAGTCTGCTTGTGTAAACGGCTTTATCTGTCCGCACGAGATACATCTAAAATACCCGTTTGGCATTGCATCACGAAGCCGGATAAAAAGGGAAAACTCCTTGTCGAGCTTAGCTTTCAAATCCGGCTTTTTCTTTACTGTTACCCCTGCTTTATCAAACA